CCTCCCGCTCGGGCCCCCTGGGCCACGAGCAAATGTCGGGCTACGTGCGCGCTTGTCATACTTTGCTGACAGTAATAGTTAGAACGAAATCGTTAGTTTTGTACGGTGCTAGCCGTTTAGGAAAAACACTCTGGGCAAGATCACTAGGCCCACATGTTTACATCATGGGTATGCTGTCGGGACGAGTGTTATGCCGCGATATGCCAAACGCGGACTACGCTGTTTTTGATGACATCAGAGGTGGGATTGGAATGTTTCATTCATTCAAGGAATGGTTTGGGGCGCAGTCGGTTGTCACGGTCAAAGCGTTGTACAAGGACCCCGTGCAAATGCCATGGGGGAAACCTTGCATATGGTTAGCCAACGCAGATCCAAGGGATCAGCTCAAGGCAGACATCACTGAAAGGACGCCTAAAGGCCGCATTGACCTCATATACAACGACATTGATTGGCTAGAGGCAAATTGTCTATTTGTAGAATTACGGGAGCCTATCTTTCGTGCCAGTACGTAGTTGCCTGGGTAGTAATGGTCAACTCCTGAGTAGTGCCGAAGGTCGCCGGCACAAATATATCAAAGAAAAAAATATCTCCATATCCTGCAATTCCATTGCTTGACCAACCAGACGCATCCTTCAACGACCCATTCTCTTCGTCATCATACACCAAAGTTTTGTTGATGGGCACCCACGCCTTGTAAGTGTGCAAGTGGTTACCGGTGGTCCGTGGGGCAATAGTACGGGTGCGGTCAGAGATTACGTGGACTCTATTTTTATCCGTCTTGGCGAACAAAATGCTAATCCAATCAACACCCTGCGTTCCCTGGAACAGCCTGGCAATAAACGTATTCTCGAAAAAGGGGGCCATGGTGCGACGAAGGCTGGTTCCGACTTCTTGGAAAGACGACTCTGGTCGAAGCCCCTTAGTGGAGAACACGATGCGTCTCCACTGCCAGAAACCACCAGCGCCAACTTGAATAGACATGCGCTCCGAGATGCCCCTAAAAAACACACTCGAAGCATTGCGCTGTGCATCGCCATTTCCGGTAGAACGAGGGCGATAACTCGGGCACCAAATAAAACAAGCAGCAGAGGAGGTGTCGCCGGGAATGGTGGTAAAGTTATTCGCAGGGGTAGTTGGATTACCATGAATCATGGTGTCACTCTTCTTCTTTGAGGTTATGTCGACAATTCGTCGACGGCTCATCTTTCTTGTTCGCTTCTTGTACGTGCGTTTCGTTGACCGGCGCTTCGTTGTGGGGTACCTGCGGCGGCGAGTACGAGTTCGGCCGGTTGACCGCCGATAAGCCATTTTGTGAAACAAGCTTTGACCGGTAAGGAAGGAGGACACCGGTGAGATCGTATCCAGAACGAGACATAGTTGCGAGATAAGTGAGGAGGAGACGGGTATTTATAGTGAGTCCGTCACCCGTCACCTGGGCTATAATATTAGTTTGCCCAGGTGCCTCGAGGTTACATCACATGACTTCATTCGTATTTTCAGCACGATATGTCCTCCTCACTTACAGTCAGTCTGCCAACCTTTCTGAATGGTCCGTTTTGGACCATATCTCTTCTCTTGGAGCAGAGTGCATCATCGGACGAGAGGATCACGCTGATGGAGGTACTCACCTCCATGTTTTCTGTGATTTCGGACGAAAGAAACAGTCCAGACGATCCGATTTCTTTGATGTCGATGGCCACCACCCAAACATTGTGCCATCTCGTGGACGTCCGGGAGAAGGTTGGGATTATGCGACAAAAGATGGAAACATTGTCGCAGGAGGGCTGGAACGCCCGTGCAGAGATGGAGTTCCTCAGACTTCAGACAAATGGAGCCAAATCATCAGCGCGGAAAGTCGAGAGGAGTTTTTTGACCTGTTACGGCAACTGGATCCGAAGACTCTCGTCACGAGATGGTCAGAGCTCAACAAATACGCCGACGCAAACTACGCCGTACGAGAACAACCCTATGTGGGTCCCGATGGGATCGAATTTGAGCTTGGAATGGTACCTGAGTTGGCTGGATGGAGAAGAGAGCTTGCTGGAGCTCATTCACTTGGACGTAAGCATCCCCCTCCCTCGCTAGCTCGGGGGGTCCCGGAACATATCTTAGGTCTCCGTTAAGTGTCGTGTTCTTACGCACGGCCCTCCCGCTCGGGCCCCCTGGGCCACGAGCAAATGTCGGGCTACGTGCGCGCTTGTCATACTTTGCTGACAGTAATAGTTAGAACGAAATCGTTAGTTTTGTACGGTGCTAGCCGTTTAGG